AAGCATTCAAGATATACAACGTCAATGCCGCATGCGCCACGAACTTACCTGATACACCGCCAGAGCCAGCAGTCATGATGCCAGTGACAGAAGCGCGGCTAACGTAAGCCGGGTTGTCGTAGATCATGCCTTTGAGAGAATTTTGATTTGACATGTTAAAAGCTCCTTAAGCTTGGCTATCCCACTTCAGAATTCGGCAGTTAGCCGCCAAGGTGTGGACAATGCCAAACCCGCCCAGGTAATACCATGCAATGCCCTTGCTGCGACCGTAGTCGCTTGGGATCTTGCCGCGCATTTCTTCAGGGACCGCTACAGCTTCAGCCACCGTGTCGTTGCCGAAGAAGAAGATCCAGTCAGATCGTCCCTGTGACCAAGCCGTCGTCGTCACACCATCTGTGCCCGTACCTTTGGCAATATTGGTTTGCTCGATGAAGCGACAATTTTCGTAGCGGCCGATCTCGCCATTCATGATCAGGTTAAAACCGGTATCACTGTATTGGTGAATGGTCTCAAGATTGTTTTTGAAGGTGCGGTAAGTGGTGGGCCACGCGAGTGCGTAGTAGTCGTCAGCAATGTACGCAGGGATGTTGCGCTCCTTCATCGTGTCGACAATGGACTTACAGTGGCCGTTGTTGAACGCGATGGTGTTGGTGCCCGTTACTGTGCCATTGGTAAACAACTGGATGGCGGCTGTATCCGTACCCGACGAAGCGACAGCACGCAGTAAGCACTGATTAAACTGCGTCCAAGCAAGACGATCAATCGCCTTGACGGTATCGTTCTTCAGGGCTTTCTTGATGATGTCTTCCACCGGGAACTTGGACAGATTGTCCAGTTTGCCCGAGTAAGGAACCGAGTTCCCGGCTTCAGTGATCGTCAGGGTGCCCTGCGTGATCGTGAAGTTGGTTTCAGGCATGGTGTTGGTTTCCGTCAGCACATTGCCTGCGGTTGCCACATCCGAGACGACATCCCAGGTAAAGGAATCGCCTTTCTTCTTGCCTTGCTGTGAGATGTCGTGCACGTCAGCGAACTGACGGAACTTCACCAGCGGTTGGACCGCCATGCGTAATACGTTGGAGAGCTGTCGGCTGTAGAAATAGCCACCCAGCGAGTTAACTGCCCAAACTTGACCTGCCATGTTCCGACTCCTGCCTGAGTCGGTTATTAGACTCAGTGCTTAGCGTGTTTAATTGACTGGCTCTGATGACGTGCCTGAGCCATTCTCTGAATGACATCCGACACATCTTCTTCACCGTCGTCATCCGCTTCCGTCGCCTGTCGTGTAGAGGCAGACGGGACGTTGACGAGTGTCTTTTTCCGTTCCAGCTTGGTTTGAGTAGAGCTTTTGAACTTTTCCGGGAAGGCTTGCCGTAGTTCTTTGCCGATTCCTCGGTAGGCTTCGGCAATCTTGGTGTCTGGCGCTTCTTGTTGCATCTCTTGCAGACGCACTCGAAACAGCTTTGACAGATACGGATCTTCCAGAAGGTCTTTCTGCTCTTGCTCTAACGAAGCAAGTTCGGTCCTAAACGCTAAACGCTGGTCGATCTGCTGCAAGGCGTCCGGAGAGATGGATGGCCGTGTAATTGCAGATGCTAAGCGGTCTATCGCTTCTTCATCACCCATGACCGCTGCGGCAAGGGTCTTCCGCACTTCGTCTTTATCGAAGTTGCTAGGCTCGTCTTTCGATGGAGCTAGCCGTGACGCATTTCTAACAGCTTCCGAGGCAGTTTGCAAATACTGGTCAGCACTTTCCACTTTCTGAGCGCGAGCGATCAACTCATCTTCAGTCAGCAGCATCTCCTTACCGTTGACTTTGAGCTTGTAGCGCTTCGGCTCGTCCGTGCCTTCTTCCTGCAAGGCTCGTGCAGCTGCTTCTGCTTCAGCCGCTTCGCGGGTCTCCTGTTCCTCTCGCTCGTCCGTCTCATCACGAATGATGGTGGTACCGTCAGTGTCTTCCAGATCATTCTCCAACAGTTCGTCGTGACTGTCGGCAATGGCGTTCATGCGCTCCAGCCGTTCATTAATGATGCGGTCGTTTGCTTCTTTAGCCATCTTGTTCGATTCCTCAATGGGACGGGGCAACTCGTCATCCGACAAGCTTTTCATCTGTAGATGTTCAGGTTCGTGCTGCTCTTTCTGGGCACGCTCTCTCGCCCGGCGTTGTGCCTGTGCTTCAGCTCTGTTCACTACGTTCTTCCTCTTTCAAAGATTCCAATGATGAATGGCCGGAGCGAATCGCATCGCCCAACCAGCTCAAGACAGTTTCAGCGACATGCACTCTATTTTGTACCGTTAACATTAACTTAACATCGTGTGGGTTGGTGCGCTTCATCTCTTCGACAGCTTGGTCGATATCTTCCTTAGCACGACTCACCAGATAGCGACCAATGTCCGTCTCCAGAAACATCTCCACCTGTTTGCCGAACTGGGCAACTGACACCCGCTCATCGGACATATCAATCATTGCTTGCCTTCTTTCTTGGCGAGTTGCTGTTGTTGCTCAAACTGCTCTTGCTGCAAGGTCTGCTGTTGAGTTGCCTGTTGAGTGGACATTTCCAGCCCCATGATGTGTTTGGCCATGAGCTGAGCATTGCTGTTCTGCAACTCTGCGCCTTTGCCTTGATGCTTCATGTTCTCCAGCACTACCTTCGTTGCATTGGTTTCGCGTGAAGTCTGGAGCTTGACGATGTTGGAACCTTCCTTGTTGTTCTTCTCAATGGTCAGCTTGCGCAGTTGCATGGTGAGCTGTTGGATTTGCTGCTGTGCCTTCGCCATCGCAGGATCTTGTCCCTCAATGACAAAGCGGGTGCCGTCCTGATAGCCGGATAGCCCGGCCAGCTCTTTCCACACTTCCTTCAAATCAATACCGGGCGGTGCACCCTTTGCCGTGATGTTGTGATAGGTCATGATCGCGGCTGTGAAGCGCTGCATCTTCTGGACTGGATCAGTGGCCCCCATGCCCACATTCACGACAATCGCTAGCTCATGATCAAGAATGGCGTCAGTGACTTCATTCACGCCGTACTTCTGGAAGATCTTGGCCTTCTCACCGGCTAACGCCAAAATAGTTAGGTCAGTCTCGTAATGTTGCTCCAACATCACCAGATGCCGAAGGACAGGCTGGACGAAGGTCTCTACATAGGTCTTGAGCATGTACTCGGTCAGCAGGTTCGATGGGCCCTGCAACATCTTCATGGTGTTAGTGGACTCTCTACCAGACCTTTGAGCTGTGACTTGCATCGGGTTGAAATTACCCACGAGGTCTGAGAAATCGCCGTCAATACGATCCTGCTCTAAGTAGGCAGACTGTGTGACATCGGCGAAATCTACTTCGCGAAGGTCACCCTCGGTGTCATCGACCATCGTAATTCCACCGGGAACATTACGGATCAGGCTGGCTAGATCAACGTTCTTGCCTCGCTTAGCGATCCATCGCTTGTTCAGGACTAGTTTTACATTGTCGCTGCGCTGGTTCTGTACGTCGTTGGCTTCTTCTTGCAGCGGCTTGACCAGGATCGGCAATGGTGTTGCTAACGCCTTGTGCGTCTCCAGCATCACCGAGCCAATCACATACGGTCTCTTACCATGCCAGACCGTCTTAATGAGCTTCTCTGGGTCAGTGAGCATCTTCTCGGAGTTGATCGTGTAGAACTCCCAGTCCTCGCCGTTGTAACGATGAATATGACGGTGTACCCACACGATGTCATAATCACTCACCTCGCGTTTCTGAACTGAGGGTTCCTGACTCACGCCTGAACGGGTTGAACGGGTCGAATCGTCTGAATAGCCGTCCTTACTGAACGCCACTTGTGCACTGACCTTCTTCCACCTGCGGCCTTTGGGATCAGGTCGATCCATGCGGTCCTTCACATCACACCAGAACATGGGGATAAGATGAATGACGTAAGGTGAGGATTCAACCGGATTCGCCCAGTCCGACGAGGGATCAATGCGAATGTTCTCGATAGGGATCAGGTCGATGACCGGCTTGTCTTCCAAGCTCTC